CTGAATAAGTAATGCTTTGAGTTATTAGGTGAAAGTTGTTTGCAGCATCGGCAGTAATTGTATCGGCAGTCGTGGTTCCAGTCAAAGGATTGGCTGCGGTGTTTGCCGTTACTACAATGCCATTAACCGCCCAAGTCGTATTAAACGCTTCAGACTGCAAAGCAAGATTAGTCCGCACCTTTTCAATTAGGCCGTCACTTTGCACACGGGTGGCGCTTGATGCACGGCTGAACGACAAATCTCCGCTCCCGTCCGTTGGGACTGCACAGTAGACCTTCTGGTCTTTATAACCCGAAGGTATCATCACTAAAGATGCGTCACTATAAAAGCTCATAACTCCAAAAATAATTATTGTGAATATTGATTACTCCTCTGCAAACCTTTGATATAGAGTTTTCGTCAGAGTTTGTTATTTTAGCCGCAGACCTAACACTGTTAAACTGAGCTATTGGTTTTTTATTGATTGTGTATTGATATACAATTTTTCCGGTACCAATTCTTGATTCCCTTGAAGCCTCTATTGCTTTTGTTACATCAATCCTTCCGTTATCGTAAGCGTGTTTGGTATTCTCGCTATGTGTTACCCAATCTAGGTTGTCTACGTGATTGTTTCTTGGATTTGAATCAATGTGATTGACAACCTTCTTATTTTCTGGGTTCGGAATAAAAGCTTTAGCAACAAGCCTGTGGGCTTTGTTGTAGTATCTCTTTCCGTCTTTTTTTAAATAGTAAACGACATAAGGATAAACCAACGACCCAAGTTCTGGTATTAAGTTCTTACCTCTTTTAAAATACACAAACTCTTTATCTAGTTTAGATTTAGACTTTATATACCTATCAAGACTCTTTACGCTACCATAGTTGCTCACTTGATATTCGCCTTCGTAGCCTAGTATGTCCTTCCACTCTTCCATCACTGATTCAATGCAAAGATAGAATTTTCTAAACATACTTCTGATTCAACAGTGGCGCCATCAGCAATCCATCGGTTGATGAAGTAATAGATTCCGCTTGCCGGATTAGTTGTCCCAAGAAAAGATAAGGTAGTTACCTCGTTGAGCAAACACCCGTATCCCTCAACAATTCCGCCATCTGCAATCACACGATTGCTGTATGCGGTGGTGATAATATCTATATTGTCTAAAATGTTGCGGACACCGAGAAGGAAAATCTTGTAGGCTAAGCACGCAAGACCCTCTACCGTTCCTCCGTCTGCAATAACGCGGTCCGAATAGGCATCAGCAATATCGTTTGCATACGTGCGGACGAAGTTTGAAGACTGAGGCTGTTGAGGCAGTCCAAGGCCTAGGCTAAACATTTTTAGGCGATATAAGCAATTACACTACCCGACTGAACGGCTATAGAGCTAAATAACCCGTAAATTATTGTCCCAGCAATAATGGTTTCAAAAGACAAGTTGTCGCCCTCTTCTGAGGTTGCGCTTACAACAGCGTCATTAATAACGATAAATGCTCGGTAGTACTCACCGCTAACGGAAACGAAAGAGGGGCCGATATTACGGAATCCCTTCTGACCAAATGCCTGAAGCTGGAAGTTTGCTGGGTTGTTTATGTTTGAATAGCTCACAATGGTAAATGTTAAAGGTTAAAGAGAAAACGCTAATTCCCTACAAAGATAACATTATTCTCCAAGCAAAATTTTCATCACATCATCTTCTTGCTCCTCGGTAAGCTCGGGGCGCTCGCCTTTACGTTGAGAGATGAGCTTGCTCTGTTCAATCGCTTGCTTCTTAACTCTTTCGTCCTTTCTATCTTCCTTCTCGGTCTCTAGCTCCGCCTTCTGAGCGGTGGCGCTCTGCTGCTGCATACTGCCCACCCCAAGCTTCAATCTCTCTAACTCCATCTTTAGAGCATACTCCCTATCAAGAAGCTCAAGCTTGGCATTCTTATCTGCCTGAATCTTGACAAGCTCAACTTGGCTGCCAATGTTAAGCTCTTGCATTTTGCCTTGAGAGGAGGCCTGCGCAGTTTGGATGTTCATCTGAGCCTGCATCTGAGAGTTCTGAGAGGACTGCTCTTGCTTCTCGCGGATGCGCTTCTTGCGACGCACCACCAACAGCCTTTCAGCTTGGTCTACATCGCGCAGCTGACGGATAGCGATAGCGTCCTCAAGATTAATCTCTCCAATAGAAAGGGCTGCCTGAATGTTAGCCTCTAGGTATGCACGGTCTCGGTCGTTCATCTCCGTAACCACCCTTACCCCAAAGTTGTACATCGGCAAGTCCTTAAACGAAGAGAGCACCTTCATATTCTCCATACCCACAGCGTTCTCGTATGCCTTAAAGACAACAGACTCTGGGGGAAGGATTTGAAGACACTTAACGATGTCCTCGCACACCTTACGGAACAGCACCATAGATGCGTTGGTAATGTCGTACAGCGCGTTGTTAGATGCTTGCATTGCCTGCTCCCTAACGCCAACTAGCTGCTCCCCCTTGGGGCTTGTTCCGTCCATAACCTCGTTGATGCCCGTAGCATCACGAATCATACGCAGCGCGTGGTTATAGATGGTGATGAGCTCGTTGATATTCCTGATACCGTTCTCAAGGGTTCGGATTGGAGGATTTTGGAATCCGCCGTCTGCGTTTTTACTGCGATAGTAGAACACACCCGTCTGTTCGTAGATGTCTTGGATTTCAAGAGGCTGAAGTTCACCGCCGCGACCAAGCTGTACGTTCTCAAGTCCCTCGATGTCAACGATTAAGCCGTCAGGCTTAGCCTTGGCAATGGACTGCTGAAGCTTTAGGTGGGTAATCTGGATTTGGTCGGCAAAAGTGATAACGCTGCCCACCAAGCTCTTAGGAATCATACGGCGCAAGTTTACCGCGATGGCGCTGTATGAGAACCTAGCCCTGCTGAGGTCGTGAATGTTTTTTGGGATGTTTTTCTTTAGGCCGTAGTCAAACAAGAATTCTGTACCCACAATGTACTTGCCGCCATAAATGGTGGCATTCTGCATATAGACAGGCTCCCGGTCATAGACAGACTGAGATGGGGCTTTGTATTCATAGCCCTTGTAGTAGAATCCTATGTTTCCAAACCTAGATTCTTTTTTCTCGAAAACAATGTCGTCTACGCTAAGAAATTCAAATTCAAGAATAGAGACGGTGTACTGGTCGTATCCGTACTGGTATACGCCAAGAGAAGAGTCGTAGTACGCCTCAGATAGCTTATCTGGATTGTTGCCAAAGTTATTGACGATGCTATTAGCCATTTGCTTGTACTGGTCCTCGGTGAATTGGTTTCCAGCCATACGCTTTAGCTCTTGTATCGACACGTTCCTAATGTGCCCCATATAGGTGCAGTCGCTAAGGTTCGGGTCGTCGGTGATGCTATGTATAAAATACGCTGGGTCAACGTAGTCTTCCTTTATGCCGTAGTTCGGGTCGTTGTTACGCTTAACGACAGCCATCCCTACCTCCACTAAATCCTGTACGTTTCTACGATAAATCTTTTCGTTGAAGTCGTTCCAGTTTAGCGTTAGGCGCGTGGCAATCTGTGCTGCAATCTCTGCCTGTGTTTTAATGCTAGTCTCAAAGAAAATCTCAGCTTCTTCTGTCGTCTCGGGTAATGCGTCTGGGTCAACAACAGTCTTTAGTCCAAGCTGCTTTGCCTCTGCAAACATTTCTTTGTTTTTGATAGCAGCGTTAATCTTTGCCCGCTCCCTATCCTTTTCCGTCTGTGATATTGGGTCAATAGCCTCCACGTTAGGGAAGGGTGCCGTGCCAAGTATTTTGTTGACTACAATCTTAACGAACTTCGGAATGATTGGTACCGGTGACCAGTCAATAGAGAGAAGCGCTCCATCCCCGTTGTTTGGGTCGAGGGAGGTAAGTATCTGCTTATAGATGTTCGTGTCTTGTGTGCCGTTGGCGTAGTCCCTGTTAATTTGAAACTCCTTCCAACGGATATTGTATAAAGACCCAGTGGTATTGACTCCGCCCCACTGAGAGTATACGCCTTTCGCGTACTGCAATCCGTATTCTTTCGTGACTTTCTTGGCGTGATTAGCCAATGGGTCAGGGAAGTTTACGTTGCTACTCACATAATTGTAATCCGACATATTAAAATATCCGTTATTGTGCAAATATACAGATATATCTAACGTCTGATTTCTCGACTCTTGCGAAAAAACACTTTATCGTTAAAATTAGCTTTTGGCTTTTCTGGAGCCACCTTCTGAGCGGCTATCAGCGCTAAGCCAGCGGATATTGTTAAGTCAAACTTAGTTCGGTCGTCAATCTTAAAGTTAATCCAGTCCTCAAGGGTTCTGTTGAAATACATTTTACCAAACAAACCACTCTCGTCGTTAGAGCCCACGTGGTGGTAGATGTATGCCTCAATCGCCTGAGCGTGAGCCTGAATGACGTCTTGGCTGTTGGATGGGATTCCCTTTGTCTTTACCGTCACGTGCGCGGAGGTGGAGGATAAGTGTGCCGGCCTTGCCATTAAATATCCATCATATCCTCTTGACTCAAAGTATCGTACAATGCCATATTTGTTGTTCTCCACCAACAGGGGAAAGCCATAAAATACCGAAGCCATCAGAACATCTTCATAGAATATTTTCGCCAGCGGTGGTCGCGACGCGTACTCTGCCACAAACATATTCGACGGGTACTGCATATTGAACTTAGTCATCAGGTGGCAGGCGCCCTTTGAAGAGCGTCCGTCTGTTGTTGCGTCGAGGTCATAGGAGTCAACGCCGCCACATCCAAGGAAGTCGTTAGGGGCAACCTTCTGATTTCGCTCTACCTGAATTTTGTTTCTAAGCTCAACAGGTGGCATCCACGTGATGCGCCATCTTCCGTTGGGGTCTGGCTTAAACATTACCTTGGTGTCCTGAACTCCGTTCTCCCAACAAAAATTACCAATCACCACCGGGTTAGGGAACAGCTCATCGTTGTATTGAATCTGCTCATAAATCTTGGTGATATTAAACAGCGATGCTTTTGTAGAATCTCGAAAAGCTTCATCTTCGGTGAAGGGAAACTGACGAATAATCTCGTTGAGCTCGTAGCTGTTATGCTGCTGGCCCTTGCGCTCGTTCTTCAAGAATGTCCTTGCCCCGATGGAGGTGAACGTGCCGTCCTCGGTAATTGTTGGTACCGTTGGGTCTTCTATAATAGGCATCCCGTACTGGTCAAAGAATCCCTCAAGGGCTTCGTATGCTGGGATAAATATTTTATATAAACCGCTTTTAGTCCTCCCGTTTTCGTTTCTTTGATTTGGGTCGGAGTCGTGATAAAGGCCTCTGAACTCGCGACCTCCTCTGTCAAGGGGGTTTACGGTAGAGCCAATCATTGCCTTACCAATCACCTTACGTCCAACGATAAGGCAGGTGCGGTGGATACGCCATATCTCACGAATGTCAATGCCTTTCTCGTATTTTCCCGCTTCGTCGAAAAACAATCTATGGGCCTTGCTTCCGTCATAGGCATTCATAACTGTGTTCTTCCAGTTGATGATGGTATCCAATGCCTCTCCTCGGGTTGCCGTTTTATTGTTTTTGGTAATTCTTTTTGACGGCTCACGAAACGCAAGCTCCATACGCGGGTTTGTCGTTCCGTCTATTACTGGGGCAAAGAAAAACGGGTATCTTTTAAAGATGGGTATTACCTTGGAGCCAAAGACAGCCTCTTGTGCATCGGCTCCTGTTTTGCTCATAATGCCAAGCAGTTTGTCTTTCACCTGAGAGCCTTCGTCCACCAGTGTGGCGGCACTCATATTGGTATACCCAGAGCGTCGGCACTTGGTATATATCTGTCCAAGGCAACGAGGGTCTGCTTCGCAAGCCGCAAAGTGAATGAAGAGCCTCCTCTGGAAGTCAAGATAGCTTGGATACCCAATGTCTATGCTGCTCCACTGGAGGAACATATAGTGGTGGCTTGTGATGTATGTAGCAATTCCGTTGTTGTAAAACCAAACCCCTTCTCGTCGGCGGCGGAACTCCTCTTCGATATAAGCCCCCCACCTAAGCTGAAACTCACGAGGAGACTCATACCAGTCGTCCATACTCTTAATCTGATTTAGCTCCTTTGGCATCTCCTGACGTTGCCATCTTTGGTCTTTGGGCTTAAGGTTGTGGAATAAGATATTTTTCTTTTCCGGCTTCTTGGGAAGCTGTATCAGCAGGGACTCAATCTCAATAATATCCCCTTCCGTGTCGTTGGGGCAAATGTTAATTACCTCTTTGTCTTTTATTATTTTTAATCCAGACATTCTCTATCGCCTTGCGTTTCTTTCTGCAAACCCGCCCTTGAAGTCTTTTTTCTCTTCAATCTCTCCGGTCTCGGTGAGGGTTCTAACCATCTCCTCAAGCCGTTGCCGCTCTTGTATTAGCTCACGAGCGTCTACCGCAGTTTGCTTTATTGACTGCAATTCCGCCTTTCTGGCAGAGCCATTAATATCGGGGTCAACGGGCTTCTTTATTTCTTCAATCATATTATTGATTGCCACACCCATCGACTCAAGAAGACGCTGCGCTGCGTCTACGGTGGTGAACTTATCCTTTGTAGCCATAGTCAACAGCAAGTAGGTGATTTACGTTCATCCGCCAAAGCTTCTTTCCGTCAATTTCCATTTCATAATCTGCATCTTTGGCAAAGTATACTATGTCTCCTTTTTTAATACCCAATTCCTCCAGCGCCTCCGAGTCGCAGTATATGCGTCCGTAGCGGTTAGCCTCTGGGGTGAGGGATACGAGCTCTAGGATAGAGCTTTTGAGGTGGTGAGGCTGTGGTATGGGCTCCACCAAAACCCAGTCGGTAAGCACCTGAATGCCATTTTCGTTTTTAAAGGCATAGCAATGCGTGGAGAACCCGCCATCTGGATGGTACCGCACCATAAAATTACCCTTTTCAAGTTGATTGGCGTCATCCATCATCACGTGGTGATGCACATAAAGAACATCTCCTACCTTAACGGGGGTCTTGTATTTTAGCGGAACAGAAACTACTTCACCATAGGGAACGCGATGCTCAAACTCGTTAAACTTCGTTTCGATATATATCTCTATATCTCCTATTTTCTTGGTGTCTTGTAATTTCTTGGGTATGTTTATAATAAATTTATCTAGGCAGTTCATATTGTTTAATTAAAATCACACGAGTATTCTATAATAACACACTGGTGCATAATGCGTTTCCACAGCATCAAGCCCCGCTCGTCTTTTATATAGATGTCATATTTTTCTTTCCCGTGTTTCGATAGGTAGCGCTCGTCAAGGACGATAGAGTCAATCTTTGAACGACCCGCATCCTGACCTACTACATAGGCAAGGCCCTTTAGCGGGTCTTGGCCCACTACTATTTTTCTTATTAATTCCATTGTTTTAATATTTTAACCAGTAGTCGATGCTGGAGGTGTCCTCGCCATCTTCTTCGTCGGTCCATCTTTCAGCGATATACCCGAGTACCGTCATCAGTTCGGATTTATCGCTTGCTTCAATTTTATATATAGATTCAATTAAAATTTTATTGTTGTATTCGCGCAGTAATCCAACGGTTGCCACCATTAAGAGTTTACGCTCAAGTCCCATTTCGGTTGCCATTTCAGATATCTCGTCTAGCTTACGCTGAGCCTTTATAAGAAACTCCATTGTGACTTGCCGGTCTGCCATTACAGCTTGCGGATGTGTAGGATAGAATATTGGTCTATGCTTGCCGTTCCGCTGCCCGTCTCTAGCGCTGTGACCGCTATAAGGTCCCCTGCGCTTAGGTTGGCAAATGTAGACTGAGTTACAAAATGCTCAGTTCCAGTGCCTAATGTCGTTTCGTTGGCGTTTATAACAGTTCCATTAAGCTCAAAGTTAAATTTCACTACAACGCCAGCGCCTCCACTCGTTGTGATAGCCATACAAATAGTAATTTGATATATGCCTCCATCTTGAAGAAACTCTACCGCGTCATTGGTTCCACCGTATACGCTAAGTAGATTGAGGTAAGAGGCAGCATCCCCCACTTTGTTGGATTCTGTTGCAAGGGTGCCTATAGGCTGAAACTCCAGATACTGAGCTGATGCTGTAAGCGATAATGCTGCCGTTGTGCGAGCAACAAGCTCAGGGGCTGACTGATATCCGCCGGGGTTTATCAGGGACTTAAGGTTAGAGTAGTCTATGCGCTTCCAAGTAGTAGTAGATACGTCATAAATCAAGAACCTGTCTCCATTTGCGATGGTGCCAATGTCAGATATAGACGATGGGTTGTCAAGGCGTACCGTTGAGCTGGTGATGGCAAGAGGTAGGGTCGCTGTCGTAACGGCTCCTCCTGAGAAGGCGGCAGCGTTAAGGGTGCGCTTTACGACTTGGTTGGATGCGTTAAGCAGAAGTGCTGATGTCTCGGTAGACCCAGTAGCGGGAACGGTTGGGAACTCCAAGATTCCGTTGACACCTACTTTGGTGGTAGAAACCTGAAGTGCGGTGGCCACTCCGTCACCGGATTCTACGTTCTTAAGGGTGGTGGTAGCGGTGTTTGTCGCTAGCTTCAGCAGCGAAGCAAATGCGTTCTTTACCTTTTGTCCACTAAGTGTTGCCATATTTCGTACTTTTGTACAAATATAGAGTTTAATTTAAGATGGCTAAGCACACGCAAAAAAACAAGGCGCGTATGTTTCGGGAGTTCAGTAAGCTACCAGAGCGAAGCATAACACACGATGGCCTTAAACATCTTGGCATAACCTATCATTACTTCCGTCAAAAGTTTTCTTTAACGATAGGACAGCTACATTTAATGCTGTTGGTTTATGACCTTGAGTTTTTCACCACGGACTACGCCTGCAAGCAGATGCGTATGTACCGAGGTATGTTCTACAAAAGAAACGTGTTGCCATTGGTAAAGGCTGGATACCTATATCATCACTTTCGCCAGACCAGCCCATCTCACGTTAATATGGAGGACTTAATGTTTTATGGGGAGACGCGGTTTTCTTACCGCTCCCGTATGGCCTTAACGCAGAAGGCTAGGCTAATTGTCGCTAGGTTCTACAGGTCCGCCTCCACCGGGGAGCTGCCCGAGCTAGACCTTAGTGAGTAGATATTATCTTAAAGGGCATCTCTAGTGCGGCACCATCGTGGGGGGTGAACTTCCCATCTTTGTGCTTCATAAGAAAGTACCTTCCGCCTTTATCCATCCAATGGTACCCCTCTGGGGCTTTTACCATCATCTTGTTTTTTTTCTTAGTTTTCATTTGGTGTCATATTAATGTACGCTACGAGCCACAAGCCTCGCAGTCTTCGGGGTTGTCTATGTTACAGCTAGGCTGGTTGGCTTCTTCAAGCTCCTCTAGCCAGTCTTCAAACTCTCCCCCGGTCATTTGGTTTGAATTTTTTTACTCATCTCCATAACAGGAACTGGTGTCCCAACGGGGTATGGCTTTCCTGCTATCGCTGCGGTGATTGACTTCATACCAGTCTTCACGTCTATAGCCTTACGCAGAGGAACAGCAGCCTCATTCACAGGCCCGTAGCATTTAGCGAGAACGATTCCTGTTTCCGTGGTGTCAAAGATTGCACAGGGCATACAGAACATATTGCTCTCGCTTGTTACCGCGTAGTCTGTGTTGACGATAAACGAGCGGTTCTTTGGGTGCATCATCTCCCAATCCTGAGTCTTTGGATTGTACTGAGGAATAAAGCTAGAGGTGTCGAAGTACCAGTACAGAGACCACACTGACTTACCATCCCACGCTGTGCTGCCATCGTTGTTAGGGTACTGGAAGTTTTTATCGGTACTGAACTCAGAACCCCAGCTAAAGCTATAGCCGTCCATAGCTAGGTTGGAGACCGAAGGTCCATCCAACACTGGGCAGATAGAACAGCCCTCTTCAAACACTTTTCCTTGGACTATGATTTGCTTTCCTGTTAGGTATGCGCCCGACGCTCCGCAGAAGGCATACAGCCCTTCGTGTACCTTAAGTGCTTTAGAGTCTTTGTATTCTTCAGTTCCGCAGCTCAGTAGCGCTGAAGCAGCAAGTAGTGATAATAGTGTATTTTTCATCTTGGGGTTTTGTGGGTTATTTTTTAGCTCTATTTTTTGATGCGGGAATCATTTTACGCTCTGAGTGGTCGAAATCCATACCATCTCCGTTCCCATAGGTACCCATTCGTCTGTTTACTTTGTTAAGGAACGCCCGATACTTCTTGCGCTCATCGGAAGAGTGGTATTCTTTGTTGTATGCGTTCTTCTTTTGGCGAGCCTCTGTGTTATCGCGAAAGTATTTTGCCGATTCGGAGGGCTCTTTTTTCTTAATCTTTGCCATAGTATCCTTTTTCTCTTAGGTATTTAGCTGCTCTGTCTGCGTTACTTGGGGAATCTTTGAGGAATGCTATTGATGTGTTGCATTTTCGGCACAGCAGCCCTCTGAACTCATTTGTTGTGTGGTTGTGGTCAATAGCGCAGGAATCAATTTTAATGCCGTCAAGGCATATCTTGCATTTACCTTCTTGGGCTTTAAATGTATCTTTTATTAGGCTTGGCAGTACGTTCCTTCTCTTGCATCTTCGGTCAAATGTCCATTCAGGATTTGACTTAACAGCTTTCTCTGGGTTCTCTGCCTTCCATACCTTGTATTGCTCGTAGGCGCAGGCCTTGCATTGCTGGTAGTGCTTCTCTTTGTGGCGCCCGTAGGTGCGAAATTCCGAAAGGGGCTTTTCGACACTACAAGACCGGCAAAGAAAGGAGTCCACTACTCTTGGTAGAAGCAGGCTTTGAACTTGTAATGGCTAGGAGTCTTGCCTGATGCTTTGACGGCAGCCTCAAGCTGCTTCATCCCAGATGTCATATCCATTGATTTGATTTCAATCTCCTCGCCGGACTCGTCCATCTTCCCTCCGTATTCGTACTTCTTTGTTTTCATCGCTTACTTCTTCTTTAGCATCTTAAAGTCAATGGCGGTAATCTTTCCGTCCTTGTTCTTGTCAAGCTTCACTTGGCCGCCCATAAGGTACTTCTTCATCTTGCCTCCCATACCGTACATATCCATCTTACCGCCGCCAGCCATCTTCTTGACGGGGGCTGATTCTTTTGCCTTTATTACACGGTTCTCTACGCGAGCTGCCTTTCCGAGAAGTCGGTCAGCCTTGCGCTCCCTACCTTCATCTACAGCTTTGCTGCCACGCGCTACAAGGTTGGCTTCGCGATTCTCAAGTCTTTTGACCTTGTTTTCTACCTTTCCTCCCTTGAGGTACATATCCATCTTGCCACCGTCCATCATCTTTTTGACTGGAGTAGCAGCGGGCTTCTTTTTTACCATAAAGCCTTGCTCCTTTAGTCCACGGTCAAAGGCGGGCAATGCGGCGGGGTCATACTTACGGATGGTGTTGCGCTCCTCGGTGAGCATCTGCATACGGTTTGCCTTGGCAATCTCCATATCGGTCATCTTCTTCTTTGGGTCTGGAACGATTGGCGTCTTGCCGCCGTTCTGGTACATAGTCTTTTTCGTTTTCATAGTTACAAAGATATTATTTAAACGGCTTGTATTTTGTCTTACCCGCAGCATCGCGGTAGGCTACAAGTATCTGCTTTCTGTTGGCTCCTTTGCGGTAACCAACGTGCACCCAGTCAGGGTTCTTGCTAGTCCCGAACTCAAATATGCATTGGTCGAATTCAAGGTTGTCTACGATAAAGTTAAACACATCCATATTAGTAACCCCGTTGCCGTGGCCGTCTTGGTCTAGGTCAAGAGCACGCCCTAGGTTATGGTCAGAGGTAGAACTACCTCCAATAGCCTTGTTCAAGGCAGCAGAGCGGTACCCCGAGGAGATATAGATAGGAACACCGAAGTGCTCACGTACCTTATCAAACACCTCAGTACATATCGTCTTGAGGTTCTCTAGGTGCTCGGGTGTTGGCTCATTACTAATTCCCTTGCGCTTGGCAGTATCGCTACGGGTAACCTCACTGAGGGAGACATAATCGGACAGCTTCATTGTAGTCTACGTTTTGTTTTGCAAACATAGGGAAATATATTTTATGCTTTTGGGGGATAAAGTTATCAACAAATGAGTTTTTTACTTGATTACTAACTTTTTTTCTTATAACTTTGCCACTAAAGGACCTAGCGCTAGCACCCCAATTACAGGATGATAAAGCTGCCGAGCGGGCCCCAAGCCCCGCCAAGGCAGCACCTGCACAACGGCTAGCAAGTGAAGCTTTGACCACAACACTCCTGCACTGGGTCAAAGCAAACGCGCCAACAGGACTATAGACTTATGTGGCGACGAATACTATTCTTTTTTTTTACAACATTAAAACACTAATGCATTTAAAATCAGTGTTATAAACACATAGTTGTCTACGTTTTAATTTAAAAAAACAAATATGCTGTCATTCCCCCCCTTTGAAATGAACAGCAAATAACACCCCAACAGACAATATCACCGCCATTGTTAATAGAGGGGCCTGTAAAAGATGGTAGATATAATGGGGTGGGGGATAATATATACTATAAATCATTTGGAAAAATAATCCCAAACCAAAATCCAGAACCCAAGCCCTACACGTAAAGAGTAAATTACAAATATATTTTA